CAGAGCAACCGCTTCAAAGACAACTCTGTCAACAACTTCACTCTTACAGTCAACGGTAACACCAGCGTCCAGCGATTTAATCCGTTCGGCGCACCAGACACTTACAGCGCGGCGACGATTGGCGGGTCAGGGTATTTTGATGGGACAGGGGATTGTTTGGTTATTGCCGAAACCAGCAGTCAGTTTACATTTGGCACGGGAGACTACACATACGAGTGTTGGATTTATCCATCTGATACGTCAACCGGGCAAAAGACAATTTTTGGCAGAACAAACACTGGCAATACTTCAGTACCATATATTTACCTAATTGCGTCAACAGGCGTTCCTAGTTTGTATTATTCGGGAACCATTGTTTCTGCAACCAGTAGTGCCAAACCATTTACATGGACGCATTTGGTTGTGTCTCGCGTAAGTGGTACGACTCGCATTTTTGTAAACGGAGTGCAAGAAGGCAGTGCGGCAGACTCGACAAACCTGACAAGCCCAACGCAAATCATCATCGCGGGGAGTGGCACTAGCGCGGCAAACCCATTCCCTGGATATGTCTGCGACGCACGAATTGTCAAAGGGTCGGGCGTCACATCAGTCACCGTACCAACAGCCCCGCTGACTGCCATCACCAACACTCAACTTCTCTGCAACTTCATCAACGCTGGCATCTACGACAACGCGATGATGGCGGACCTCGAAACGGTCGGCAACGCGCAGGTGTCCACGAGCGTGAAGAAATACGGTACGGGGTCAATGGCGTTTGATGGGACGGGTGACTACTTAAAAACGCCATATACATCACTTTTTAGCTTTGGGACTGGCGATTTCACCGTTGAGTGTTGGGCGAACATCAGTTCGGTGCAATATACCGCGATCATTTCGTCAACAAGCACAAGCATCTCGACGTCAATGTGGTTGCTTGGATTCAGCAATACCACAAATCAAATGACGTTCGGAATTGACTCTGGGGGCGGGGCAATCTGCGGCGCTGATTACACAAGTTATCTGAACACTTGGACGCACATTGCTGCCTCAAGGTCTGGGTCTACACTCAAGCTGTTCTTTAACGGAGTTCAGGTAAATTCGGTTAGCAACTCAACCAGCTTTACCGGGGATACTGCAAACCCTATTGTTCTTGGTCGCCGCTACACCAATTCAGATCAGTATCACCTAAACGGTTACATAGACGACCTACGCATCACCAAAGGTTACGCCAGATACACCGCCAACTTCACCCCGCCGACTGCGGCGTTCCCGAATCAATAAGGACTGACCATGTTCGTAGCACACATCAGCAATCTAGTCCCGATGGATTATCGGGAAGCCTTTCCCAATACGTCATTCCCTGCCAGCGGACCGAGCGATGATTTCCTCACCGAGCAGGGATTCGCCAAGGTGTCGGCGTTCAAGGATCACGATCGGGCCACGCAGAAACTGGTGAACGTGACTGCGTATTACGAAGCGCCGTGGGTTTACACGGTCAAAGTGATGGATAAGACCGCCGAGGACATTCAAGCAGAAACTGATGCTCAGGCTGCAAGTGTCCGCGCACAACGAAACAGGTTGCTGGCTGATTGTGATTGGACGCAGCTTGCTGACTCGACCGCTGATAAAGCTGCATGGGCGACTTACCGCCAAGCTCTGCGTGACATTACCGCGCAAGCTGATTTCCCTTGGACCGTAACGTGGCCTGATGCGCCGTAAGGATTAGATCGTGGAGCGTGATGTGGAAACTCGACTGTCTGTGCATGAAGCGGTTTGTGCCGAGCGATATGCCGGGATCAATGCGCGTTTGAAACGGTTGGAAACCATCCTGATCGGTAGTGCCGGAGCAATTATTATTCTTTTGATCGGGCTGGTCGCAAAGGTCTGAGGTGGATGTCACCAAAACGATTGGCGCGGTCAGCGCGACGATTGCCATGCTGGGTGGCGGGTACGGGCTTGCCGACAAGGTTGGCTGGCTCAAAAAGGACATCCTCATGTGGGCACCGGAGCATTTCAAAATCTCCAACGCAACTGCGGCAGGGGAATTTAAGGTGGTGGTTGCCCGTCAAAAGCTGCGTGATGATTGCGAGGTGACAGGGTTTAAGTTAGAGGTGCGCGATTCTGATTTTGTGGTGCATCCTGCCCAACCAAGTATTGCCACATTCAGCGGTCCTGCATCCCCGACTGTAGACAAATTTGGCTACAAGTTTAGGATTGACGAGGATCACCAGCACAAGGTTGCGCCGGGGCCAGCGACTCTGTTGGCGCATATCAAGTACAAATGTCCGGAGGGTGAGGTCATGGTCAACTATCCAAACCACGCAAACCTGACGTTCAATATCGAGGAGTGACCATGCTAGAACTACTCGGCGGGGGTATTTTTGGATCGCTGCTAGGCGGTATCTTCCGTATCGTGCCGGAAGTCCTGAAGTTCATGGACAAGAAGAACGAACGCCAGCACGAGCTATCCATGTTCGATAAGCAGTGCGATCTTGAGAAAGTGCGTGGGCAAATCCGTATGCAAGAGATCGGCGCTCAACGAGATATGGCGGTCGATGTTGGGGTGATGTCGGCGTTCAAGTCTGCGATTGACCAACAGACCCAAATGGCAAAAGCGGCTGGCGGTTGGGCGGCTTCCCTGAGCGCGTCGGTTCGGCCAATCATGACGTACTACCTACTGCTTCTATATGGTGCTGCCAAAACCGCTGCGCTCATTATTGCGTGGCAATCCGGTCAGCCGATGCTGGAAGTCATTAAAGAAGCATGGGCCGTGGATGATATGGCGCTGCTTTCCGGCGTCATCAACTTCTGGATTCTCGACCGCACTCTGGCCCGTCGCGGGTTGGCATGATGCTGCAAATAGCCGCCGAGCTATGCAAGCAGTTCGAGGGGTTCCGTGCGAAGCCGTATTTGTGCCCAGCCGGAATCCCGACGATTGGTTATGGCTCAACGTATTACGCGGACGGCAGAAAGGTGACGCTGCAAGACGAGCCGATTGAGGAGCCGCAAGCTGAAGCCCTGCTGATGCATGAGTTGGAAACGACGTACTTGCCGGGGGTTTTGAGAAACTGTCCGGGGCTTGCGGCAGATGAAAGAAAGCTTAACGCCATAGTTGATTTTGCGTACAATTTGGGAGTAGGGCGGCTGCAAACCAGCACCTTAAAGCGCAAGATAAACGCCCAAGATTGGGAAGGCGCTCAGGAGCAGTTGATGCTCTGGGTTCGCGGCGGCGGGAAAGTCCTACCGGGTTTGGTGCGTAGGCGAGCGGCTGAATCTGCATTGTTGAGGTGAGCATGAAAGGCGGACCTGTTTGGAATAAGAAGCGTCCAAAGTCCCTGGGAAAGCCCAAGGCGCTGACTCCAGCCAAAAAGGCGGCAGCGAAGGCGATGGCGAAGGCGGCCGGCCGCCCATACCCTAATCTTGTGGACAACATGCGTGCTGCACGTAAGAAGGGCTGATCATGGCGCTCCTCCGACTCTTTTTGAAACCTGGTATCGACAAGCAAAACACCGAGTACGGAGCGGAAGGCGGTTGGGTTGATGGGGATTACATCCGCTTTCGTTACGGGCTCCCCGAAAAGCTTGGCGGTTGGACCAATTTCAATGACCGGGAAGCTTATTTTGTAGGCTATACAAGTGAGGTTTTTGCTTGGACTGCGCTCGACGGCTCTCCCCGTGCTGTCATTGGGACTAACCGCAAGTTGTACGTTTTCTATGGCGGGACATGGGCGGATATAACGCCGATTCGTGCAACGGAAACGGGAGTAACGTTTGACACTACAAATGGGCTTACGGCTGTTGTAGTCAACGACACCGCGCATGGGGCATTTGAAGGCGACTTTGTAACATTTTCAAGCACCTCAGGAAATCCTGGGGGAATCCCCAATGCGGATCTGGACAATCAATTTGAGATTGTGGAGGTCCTGGATGCCAACAGTTACCGCATTACCTCCCCTTCTGCTGCAACAAGCACTGTATCTGCCGCAGGATCGGCGAACGCGTCCTATGAGATAAGCGTCGGATCGGACCAGGGCTACGTTGATTACGGTTGGGGGACCGGGACATGGGGAGCGTATACATGGGGGACCCCCAGGCCGCCTTCAGCGGGTATCCAACTCAACCCAAGGGTATGGCAGTTTGATACTTACGGAGAAGATTTAATTGCACAATTGGTAGACGGAAGCGTCTATCAATGGAGCCCTAGTTCTCCTTCTATAGACCGGGCGACCGTCATCTCAGGTGCCCCAACAAAGAGTAAGTATGCTTTGGTGTCTACTCCGGACAGGCACTTAGTTTGTTTTGGGACAGAGACTATTTTAGGTACTCCTTCCTCGCAAGACCCGATGTATGTTCGGTTTTCTAACCAGGAAGACATTACTAACTTTGTTCCCACGGCAACTAACACGGCCGGTGGACAACGGCTCACGGACGGCAATACGATCATTACGGCGTTCCGTTCCAGAGGTCAAATTCTGATCCTGACGGACACGTCGCTACATGGCCAGCAGTATTTAGGCCCCCCGTATACTTTTGGATTCCAGCAGCTTGGTGCAAACTGTGGCTGTATTGGGCCCCATGCGGCGGCGGACGTGAATGGTGTCGCGTTCTGGATGAGCCGTGATGCGTTCTTCTTGTTTGATGGCACAGTCAAGAAGATCCCCTGCACGGTCCAGGATTACGTATTCAAGGATTTGAACCAGATTCAAGGGTTCAAAGTCAACGTTGGAATTAACACACAGTTCAATGAAGTGACCTGGTGGTACTGCTCCGCTTCCAGTCAGTATATTGACCGTTTTGTTAGTTATAACTACCTAGAAAATGCCTGGTCGATTGGCACAATGCCTAGGACCTCGTGGGCGGATGTGGGGGTGTTCTCAAAGCCAGTAGCGGCGGCCTATCTATCCTCCTCAACCGAAAGTCCTACTTATGGTCCTACGATATACGGGTTGACGGCTGGAAGAACAAGGCTGTATTCCCAGGAAGATGGTGTCAATGCTGTTGATTCGCCTATTGTTGCGCGTATTTCCTCGGGGTATTTCGACATTGGGGACGGAGACCAAATGCTGTTTATGAAGCGGTTTATCCCCGATTTCAAGAACCAATCTGGGGATCTAACCGTTCGACTGCTATTGCGGCCGTTCCCGCAGGCGTCTGCTCAACCTAGTTCATTGGACCCGTATGTCATCACGCCTACAACGCAAAAAGTAGACACGCGGGCTCGTGGTCGTCAAATCCAAGTCCAGATTGAGAGCGATGATGTAGGCACCAACTGGCGTTTTGGCACGATGCGTGTTGACATTCAGCCTGATGGCTTGAGATGAGCAAGATCAACAACGTTCGTCTACCGAACGCCTCTCCCTCCTATGATCCGTCGCAGATCAACCAGTTGGTGCGGTCGCTCGAACAGGTCATCTTCCAGCTCAATAACACGTATACGTCCACGGTTGACCAGGATGTAGCCGGGTCCTCCACCTGGTTTTCTAACGCGGCAGGAACTGGGGGCTTTGCAGGCGGCATTCGCGGGTTCCAGAACAGCAACGGTATCATTTTGCCTAATGCAATGCTGATTTCGGGGGATGATCAGATAAATGCCAGCGTTACAGGCGAGAACTTGCTTACGGTTTATCCCGCGTTTGCCAACGGCATCAGCGTGCAGAGTGGCTCGCGGATCACGGTGCCTTGTGGCGGCCAGTATCTTGTGACATTTACTTTGCAAGTCACCAACCGTGGCAACACGCCGGCAGAATTTGAGGTCTGGGCTAAGGACACCGGGGTGAACTATCCCTTGTCCAACACTCGCTTTGACATCCCGGTGCGCAAAAGCTCAACAATTTGGGCGCATGTAGTACCGGCCATCACGGGCATCTTCACGGTCAATGACCCCACGAACCAGTATTTAGAAATTGCCTGGTGGTCCGATAGTCTGGACGTCTACTTAGAGCACTATGATGCAGGAACGTCGCCCACTCGCCCTGAGATTCCGTCGGTGATTATGACCATCAACTTCATCTCGGCGATTTGACCATGGCCAACAAGTACTTCCGCAAATACCTTACCCCATCTGCGGCGACTGAGACCACGCTCTATACGGTGGCAGAGGCCAACTTGGCCGTCTTGTCGTCCCTGAGGGTGACTAACCGCAACGCGTCAACCACGGCGATGACTGTGGTGGTCTATCCGGGCGGCGGTGCTACGGGGTATCACTTACTGAAGACTTATTCGCTGCCCACGAACCAAACGATGGACGTCTTCAGTGGCGTGCCTTGCGTGCTGGAAGCTGGGGACGTATTGAAAGTTACGTCTAGCGAAGCGTCAGTAGACTTTTATCTGTCTTACCTAGAAGTAGACAGGACATGATTAGTGGACAAAACTCAACTCTTTGCAGGATAATTTGGCCTTATCACGCGTCCTTTTCCGGCGCGCAGTTCCCATTGGAACTATTGGCCACAACCGGAAAGGATTACCATGGCAAATGAAGGAATCATGGCGCTGCCTGGAACGGCGGCCATGCCGGGTGGCGACGAGAGTCAGTCGCCGATGGTTACGAGTATGGACTCGTATGACGCCGCTAAGACGGCGTTGGGACGGGTCGATCCTAACCAGCTTGCCATGCTTACGCAGTCGCTGCGAGAGAGCATCGGAGAGCTTGAGCTCACTGCAGGTCAACTGGCCTCTCTTATAGAGCTTTTTGAGTACGTCTCCCAGAATCCTGGGGAGTACCCGGCTATTCGTGAAAAGCTCATCCGCGACGGGATTGCGGACGAAGAGGACCTGCCGCCGGAGTACGACCCGGAGTTCCTCGGGGCAGCTCTGGCGGTTCTTAACGAGCTAAAGCTTTCCTTGGCCGAAGGAGCTCAGGCTCCGATGATGGCCGGCCCTCCGGTAGAGGGAATGCAGCCGGCAATGATGGCCGATGGGGGCCTTGCGGATGTTGCGCAGTATTTGGCGTCGCAGGGGCGTAATGGCGACACCATGCTGGCGCATATTACGCCCGAGGAAGCGCGGCTTTTGCAAGCGCGGGGCGGGGCGGGGACGATCAACCCGGTCACCGGATTGCCAGAGTTCTTCC